GCGATCCGTTCTACACAGTTTGAGCTTTTTGAGGCATCAACTTCTTCAGGCTATGAAATTACAAGGGAAGAAGGAGGTCAACGCGAAATCTTGCGACATCTCAATGATTCAGAATCAGAGATAATGGCGAGTATTCGTATTAAACTCCAAGAATTCCCCCTCGTTTCAGAAGAGCTGAAGGATATTGCCGAAGTTAAGCCAGGTCAAACTGTGGATCGTGTCAGAAATTTGAACGTACCAAGCAACCTCAAGGAACTGGAGGCCTTGGTGGCGAGAGAAATTAAAGCAGCTAAAAATGGTTTCAATGGCTTTGGTTCATCGTTCTTGATGAATGCCAGTGACTTTCCGGAACTTGCTTTTGATGTGGCGGCCAAAAAGAGAAAGTATGTCATACCAGTGAAGATAGCGAGAGTTCTCGAACCGTTAAAAGTTCGACTCGTTTCTGCTGGTGACCCTCTTTTCTATTGGACATCACGATTTATGCAAAGATCCTTATGGTCATCGATGAAAGCCTTTAAACAATTTGCTTTGACAAGAGAACCTCTTTCAGAAAACCATTTCCATATTCTTCTGACTGATGAGAAACTAACCGGACTTACCAAGAAATTAGGCGAAAAGCCTTTCTGGGTTTCTGGTGACTTCTCTGGAGCAACAGACAACGTCGAAATTCGCTTCACAAAGGAAGCCTTCGATCAATGTCTGATGTTCCTTAAAGTGTCAGATGGACTTAAGGAAATTCTGAAAGCAGTTCTGTACGAGCAAATGATTGTTTATCCCCATTTTTATGTGAAAGCCGCTGGAACAGAGCTTAGACAAGGTTTGCCTGATTCTGGACATGATAGACTCGCTCCTTTCTTACAAACGAACGGGCAGTTGATGGGATCGACCTTGTCTTTCCCAATCTTGTGTATTGTTAATTTAGCCTGCTACATTGCAGCGCTAGAGGAATTCCTAGGAAGACCATTAACAAAACAAGAGTTCGACCGCCTCGCAGTTTTAGTAAACGGCGATGACATACTGTTCAGGGCAAACAATGCTCTTTATGCAATCTGGCAGCTCAAGATCAAGTCTGCTGGATTCTTTCTCTCCGTGGGCAAGAACTACGTTCATGAGAACTATCTGATGGTTAATAGTCAGATGTTCAAGTGCGTCGAGGATTTGAACGGGATCAATCAAGTGAGATTTGAGAAAGTTAAGTGGGTCAATGTTGGATTACTATTGGCTCAATCAAAGGGACTATCTCGTAACGTGTTAAGAGACATGCCTGCAGAAGAACTCTACAGACAGGCTGTTGTAGACACTCCTAATCCGAATCGTTTGGCGAAAAGATTTGTCTTTTATAATCTGCCTCTAGTTCAACGTTTAACGTCGAATGGCAGATTCAATCTTTTCATCCCTAAACAACTTGGTGGTTGTGGTTTTCCACGTCCACCTGGATTAGATTACAACATAACACCATTCCAAGGGCGTTTAGCTAATTACTTGTTACATCAACTCCAAAAGAATTACTCTGGAAATGCCGAAGACTTGATTAAACTAACAGAACAGATTTCTCTAGTTCCGAAAGTTCAAGGCTTTGAAATTCCTGAGGTCTTCTTAAAGAAGAGAGTTTCGATAACAGCTAGACGACCGACGGATGTTTTGTCTCAATGGAACATTCACGGAATTGACAAAGTTGAACGTCAATTTGTTCCAGATCGTTACAAGATGATTGAGCAACCACTTACTTTACCAGTAAAACCGTCAGTTGAAGTAGAAATAAAGTCAATCTCAAAAAAGTTCTTGAAAGAGGTCAATTCAAAGAAGTTGCCAGTCTTGTCAAAAGAGAAGATTGAAGACTTCTCTCCATTAATTTGGGTTGAAACTTCAGAAGAATATCTCGATCAGCAAGCAGCTGCGGGCGTTAAGAAGGTTGAAGTCGAAGAAAAGGTTGATAACTCTATAAAGTTGAAAAACTTGAAGAGGAAACCAATCCCATCACCAGACGACCTTCTTGCCTTAGCAGAGCAAGCCGAAACGAGACCTTCGTTGTTAATTTCCCAAGAAAGGAGAGAGGAGCTTTTCTATGCTCTTGATGAAGACGAAGACTTGTTCTTTGAACCTCGCGAAGATGTATTCAACGATAAGGGTAGGGCAGACGTAGCAATTCCTCTAACGAATGACTCTGATTCAGAGCCGGAGTCGTTATATGATGAGGTTTTGCCACAGACAACCTTTTCCCCGATCTTTGACACTCGAAACGAAACTAAGTTTAAACCTTTAAGGCCAAACTTTTTCGGGTCAATTACATCTGTGAAGAACGTCATGCCACTGCTGAAGAAAAGTGGCAATTTGACTTTGTCATAATTTCTCAGTTCGGAAGGAAAACCAACCAAACCCGTGGAACCACGTAGAAATCATGGGGTCTACTTATTAAGTTGCCAAATACTGAGAGTCACGTGTCCTGGACCTGTGTCCGGGGGACTTTCGGAGCTAAGATGACTTCAGGCTTCAATCGGGAGATACGTTGATCAAAGATAGGGGGCTATGCGCTGGGTTTGCACCTGGATATATCCAGAGGCATACTTGGTCTTGCGCCCTATCGCGTGTCACCCTTTTGTCGACTTAACCCTGAAGCGTCGGAACGCCTAGAGACTGCACGGCAACGTGTTCAACTTAGGTAGATGTACAGTCCTTTGACTAGCAAAGTATCCCATACAACTAGATGAACCAACTGAGAAAACCGGCGATGAAGATCGGAAATGCAGCTAGAAAAGCTGTCCAAAG